TTCCGAGGGATCATTGGAAAGGACATTTAAAACCTCAACTGTTTCTTTAAATTGATCTTCAGATAGATCACTCCTTTCTTGACATTCAATACTTAATGCATTGAGAGATGGTAAAGCATCATACTGACTTACATACTCATGGATTTCTGCAAAGATAATCTTATGAGAACGATCAGTAAAATATTCTGCCTTCAAAAAAGGAAGAACCTTCCGTGTATACTTCTCATTATACACGAGATTACTTAGAATTGTGACTTCTAAATTCATAGGTAGTGTAAATAAGTTCCAACAATGTATTTTTTGTCAGACTCAGGAGGTAAACCTGAGTGTCTATATTGCCAGTTAGCAGGAAACATAAGGACTCTACCAGTTTGAGGAGAAACAGATTCTCCTAATCTAGGAAACATAGTTTGTCCACCTACTTGAACTGTATTGAGATATAGAAACATAACTAAAAATCTGCGAGCAGAATTAAAGTCTCCTACATCAACATGATCTTTAAATTGATCATGACCATTGTTATTATAATACTTTACTCGGTATTCTTCAAATGAATACTTAGCAGGAAAGTCAACCTCAACCTGTAATGAATTCATATACAACTGAATACAATCAACAAATACATCTTGGATTTGTTTTTGTATACCTACCCAAAGAGGATCTTTTGCAAGATACCTTTGTGATATATTTACCTCAGTAAATGATGGTCTTTGTTCACGATCAATAACAGTTTTCTCTGTATTGTTGTACGCTTCAATTATAGAATCACAAAATGTTTTTTCAAACATTTCATCATATACCTTGATGTAATCTTTTAGATTAGTTGCCATAGCGAAACTCCTTGGCAGCAGCTTCGTCTAATTTATTCATTATTTCTGTTGTGAAGTATTTGTCAGGATCCTTGAGAATAGCAGAAGGATAGACGCTAGACTCCCCAACAACAACACGGTTACCTTTACGTTCAAAAACTCCATATTTCTCACCCAGTTCCAGTAGTCCGTAATACTTGTCAAGTCCTCTTGCATCAAAATATAATCGTGTATCGACACTTGCATTCTCCTTTGTTAGACGCGACTTAGCAGCCTTTGCTTTAATAATGTTTCCGATAACTTCTTTTCCATCTTTCTCCTTCTTCTTTGATAGGTATATAATTGTACTTGCAGCGTATTTAAGTCCACTACCTCCACCCATTTCTTTAGTTGGAATATAGGCACCAACGACATCGTATGTGTGATTTGTAACAAGTAGGGGGACATTTGCTTTGCCAAGTTTTAGTGTGAGAATACGGAATATTGCCTTCACAACTTGTGCTCTAGTCATGTCACGAGTGTCTTTACCCTCGGCACTGTCTGCTAGTTCTTTAGATGTGGAAAGCATACCTAAAGAGTCTAACACAAACATCATAGGTTTGCGATCTTTTATGTCCAATGCCAAATATTTGTCTAGTATCTGCAGTGCTTGAGTACGAAACTCTTGTACTGTAGTAACAGGAACTAAAATCATACGTGAACCATCTATGCCACGTTCATCTATCATATCTTTAGTGATAGCAGCTTCTGATTCAAAGTAAACTACACCAGCATCAGGGTTTTCTGTAAGATAATTTTGTACAACACCCATAGCAAAGAATGTTTTACCTGTACCACTTTCACCTGCTAGTGCAGTAATCTTATTAGAGGGTACACCTCCATAGATTGAACCACTAACAAGAGCATTAAAAATATATGATCCCGTATCAACAAATGATTCAATGTCACCTACGCCACCTTCAGATAGAAGACCTGCGTATTCATTGTCAATCTCTTTGACAATTCCTTTTAAAAATGATGAAGTCATGCAAATAAAAATTCAAGATTAGATACTTTCTCTGTCTCCCATCCTATCACATTTGTGATGATTCGTAAAGGGTCGAGAAAAGCTTTTTTAAATTGGGCATCACGATCTATCTGCCCTTCCACTCCCAGTTCACGAGGGAATGTATTAAGGAAAGATATTACGTTTTCATTACTGATTTTGTTTGGTCGTCTAAGATAGATATACTTAATTTTTTCACCCTCTTGAACTAACGGATACTTGTACTGGAGTTTGTTCTTTGCGATATAAAAATTATAAAGCAAAGTTCCACGAACATGTAGAGGGGTGCCCTTTGTATACACGGTTCCTGACGCTTTAAATTTGCGTAGTCCATTGACTGATCTAGGAAATGCTATGTCTTCAGGCGGTAACAAATTGAATTCATCCTTAAATGTATCTATAAAGGTTATCAAGTCTTTTTCTGTGCCATTCATCATGATATTAATGGCATCTTTAATAGCTTTTCTACATGGTGCAGGTGTCGAAGATTTAACTGCTTCGATCCCCATCATTTTAAGCTTTGGTTTGTTGTATCTTACACCTTCTGAGTCCCATACATTGAGCATATATCTTTTCTTTGCTGTCCAGATACCACTCGATGCAATGTTCTCACGTTTCATGATCATCTTCTGGTCATAGGCACTGACATACTCGGCCAGTTCTTCCTAAGAACTTTGAATATAAGGCTCAAGTTCCATTTCACTGATCTTATTAAGGAACGTGACAACGCTTTGATCAGTTTTCTCTCTCCCCTTGTATACAGTCTCGACCAGAGGACCCATATTGAGGTAGATACTATCAGTATCACTAGCAATGACATAATCTTCTCCTTTTGTTTTCAGTACCCTATTGAGGTACTCATTCATTTTGTTTTCAATCCAACGAATGCTGAACTGACCACCATAGGTAATTGCTTCAGCATTACGTAAATTATAATATCTAAAATACTGATTGCCAATAGCACCATAGGCACTGTTCAATTGAATCTTACGTGCCATCTGGATGTTATTAAATTTACTGATATCCTTCTCTAATTTGGCAGATGGATTTCTCTCATAATCATCCTTTGCCTTGAGCATCTTTTTCTTATACAACGTACGTTCATTGTATATCTTCTGCATGATCTCAGGTAAGAACCCATGTATATCTTTTCGATACTGTGCACCATTAGGTGCTACACAATACTCACCTTTTATCTCCACTTGCTTTTGTAAGAGCTTATCGACCGTAGCGGTTGGGTGTCTTCTGTCCACGAGCGTTTCTGGGGAAATATTATATTGCATGATGAGATGAGGATACAGAGAATTGAGGTCAAAATTAACCACCCAATTATAGCGTCCTGGTATCGGTTCCTTGACATATGCTCCTTCGTACTTTTCGTTCTTATTTGATCGTTTTGCTGGTGGGACAACAACTCCTTTATCCTTAAGAAAATTATATATGATGGTGTCCCACATCCTCACCTGATAATATACATCCCTGATGTTTACCTTAGCATCGTATGCTAGAGCAATAGCAAGTTCTATTAACTTCATCTTATCTTCTAAACGTGTCACAAGTTCCACGTCAAGGATGTTATAGTCAATGAACTTCTGCCAATCTTTTGTGTAAAAATCTTTGAAGTTCTCGAACTCGTTATGGTCTAATTTTCTCTGCCCTAGTTCAACAAAAGCTATATGATCTAAGCGATATGATTCCTGATTAGTATACGTGAATTTCTTGTATAAGTCAAGGTAGTCCACGACATTAATACCATACATGTTGTACAGTATTTGGACACGACCTTTTATCTCCATCTCTTCTCGATGCACGATACCCCATGGAGACATCTGCTTCATTTCTTTCTCACCAAACAACCTCTCCATACGTCCACAGATGTATGGTACGTCATAAAGTTCTACGTTCCACCCCGTGAGAATATCTGGGAAATTAGTAATCCAATAGTCAAGAAAACAACGGAGAAGATGTTCTTCACCGTTACACAATATGTACTCAACGTCATCTCTATTATTTGTATACGGTTTGGTACCCCATACTTTGATCTTACGACTGAGATGGTCTTGTACTGTAATGCTAAGAAGAGGTTGCGAGCATTCCTGCACGTTAGGAAAGCCATTCTCACATGCCACCTCGATATCAAGAGATGTAATCTTAAGACTTTTAAGGTCGTAATCAACTTCCTTCGGAAACTCTTTCGATATGAATTGATAGAGATACCTGTCATAACCATGAACCTCAAAATTTTGTATGTCAGCGTACTTCTCTCTGAAAGCACGTGCTTCTTTAATTGACTCAAACCTTACTGGTTTGGCATACCTACCATCAAGAGTTTTATGTTTTGTTTTTTTATCCGTGACAATAAAAAGTGTTGGAGAGAACTTGAACTTACGTTGAATACGTTGTCCATTTTCGTATCCAATATACAGCAAATTGTCTCCAACCATTTGGACGTTTGTATAGAAACTCATTTGGTAACGATCTCGTATTTCTTTTTGATTTCGTTTGTCGGTTCTACTATTGTAGCAAGAGTTTCAGAATATAGCAATACGTCTGTGTCAGTTGTGTAACGTGGCCATGGTTCTAGTGTGCCATCATCCTTGATTAGGTACGGATCCTGCAGGTGGCAATTCGGTTCCTCCTCCAGTTGTTCCACCTTCGATATCAGGTGTATTCCCGATCGTAGGATCACTACCATCACTTCCATCATCATCCTCCAATAATTTTTCTGCTTCTTTAAAGATATCTTCCATGTCTAAGTCATCATCAAAAGCACCTGCAATGGCATCTTCATGTTTCTTGAAGTTTTCATTGTAAAATTCTTCCTTAATGGCATTAACATATTGTTCAGAGATACTATCCAAAGGAGAGTATGCTGTAATAACATGTCCTGCAGGTAGAAAGAAATCTCTATCCTTACTCAGGGGTGCCCATGGAAACCATGATACTTGATAACCTTTAGTTCTGTCAAGCACAATACCACCCTCAGCATCAGAGACAATCTCTAGACGAAAGGGTTTATGTAACTTAAAACCAACAGGGTCTTTAGTCTCAGGATCAAAGACCTCCTGTACTTCAGTTATAATCTCTTCACCTGATCTTAATAATAAAAGCGAAACGCTCATTCTATGTTTCCACCCATCTTGCGTACATTAGTAATGTATGTATCACGCAAACTTGGTACTGGTTCTAGGATAGTCACAACCATATTATGATTGATTGCTATTCTAGTTTCTGGTGTAAGAGGACACCATGGAGAGTAATGTACTTTAACTTCTGGATCTTGTACTACTCCAGTAGTTCCATCTGTCTTAGGTTTATCGTACTCTACTAGGTAAGGGTAGTTAAAGATATATGCTTGACGTTGGTTAGTAGTCTTATCAACTGCTTCTTGTAAGTCTGTAATAACTTGATCACCATTGTGAAGTATAACAACTTTAATCCTATCAGGATTAACGAGTGTATTGTCAATACCTTGGGG